GAATGGTATAGTAACGCCAAGAAAAATAAAAAGTATCGTAGAGATGAAATATACACTACTGTTAGACCAACGTCTGTATTTCCAAGCAATGAGGATATATTAGCGTACGCAAGACAGTGGGTTTATAAAGAGCAAAGAAACGCTGTTGAACTAGGTGATGCAATAATTACAAACGACTTGTACGAATTAAAAGACAGTAAAGAAATACCGATCAAGTTTGATGATTGGAATAATCACTGCCCTGAACTTATGGGTGGAATCGCTCAAGAAACTTATGTATTTCCTGGTCTTAAGGGTATGTTGGCGTTTGAAAAGCCAAATCGATTACCTAACAAAGACTTCCCGGGTTCATGGTACGGTGAATCTGATTACTCAGGAGTTCTATCTTCTTTTGACAAACTAGATGAACTCTATTCAGAAAACACCAGTGAAGTTAGAGAAAACAAATCGATTTATGTATATCCAATTGAATGGATGGATAAAGACGATCAAGGCAAAGTAACTGGTAAAGACAAATTTAAAACTAATTATGTAAGCCCTAAAGTTGATATGGACCAAGCGCAAGGCAAAGAACCGGCAGCGACAGTCCTTTCAGGATCCGACAGAACAGATTCGTTTGTTAAAAAGTGGCGAATGGAAGTTGGAATGATTTGTGCAAACGCTCATATATCGCCGACGAGTTTAGGTGGTTTAGCTGCTGGGTTTGAGTCAATAGTCGCTGGCCCAGAGTCGCAACAAGAACGAGAAAAAGACACCATCGACACAAGAAATGAAATGATAGGCCGTTGGGGTCCTTATCTAGAAAGTATCTTATTGAAACTTCTAGAACTAAATAGTTTCTTACTCAACAATGGTTATATTGATGAACAACCGGGCATTGAGTCTATGCCCGATGTTGATTTTGATAATTGCAATGTAAGAGTACAATTTCCTGACTATGCTAAAGCGAGCGATATGGAACTTATCACTACTTGGGGCCAAGCTATGAATATGAGGGTTGCCGATATAAAGACGGCAGTTGAAAGAATTTACAGAACTTTATCAAGCGACCAACAACAAGAAATTGTAGATCGAATAAAACTTGAAAACGGTCTTACATTAGATAACCCAGAGTCTTTGAGGATGGAAGATTTAATAGACCAAAATATCAATAATGAGGGGGGCGAAGAAGAATGAAAAAGATAATGTTATTCGTTGTAATTGCTCTGGTGGTTTTCTTAGTTAGCTGTTCACCACCAACAAAAAATTACTTAGCACAGATGGATGAGCTAGAAGAACCAACTGCGTTTCAAGCCAGAACATTAGTTATTGAAGAAACCATCTGGGTTACGCATATGAAATTGCTAAACGAGAATGAGACGTTATATTACGCCCCCGAAAAAGTAACCGTTGATGGCATGATATATCTCAATGATAAAGAGATGTTTTTTATAGTACAAATGGATCCTAGTCTTTTGACTAACTATGAAGAAGTAAGCGAAGAACAACTTAAATTGATATTTGAGGACTAGCTCATGGAAGACTTCAAAAGTCCAAAAGAGAACATTGCAGAAAATCAAGTCATAGCGGTACAAGAAGCTCAGACTCTTATCAAAGAGGCTATAATACGCTCTTATAAGTTAAATATTCCAAAAGAGCAATTATCACTTGAAATTAAAGAAATCATTAAAAAAGCGACAGCAAGCATCTCTAGAAAAGATGTAAAGCAAGTACAATACGCATTAGCTCAGAACGCTCAACGGTGGGAATATACTTATAGACAATCTTTGAAAGTTATTAATGCTACTGTTTTAAAAACGATTGAACGGCTTTCAACAGTCAATCCAAAAATTAGCAATATCGCTAAGTCTTATAATGTAAGCCTTTCCGATTACTTGGGATTAGACCCAAAACAACAAAATCAAATCATAGGCAATTTTAGAAATGTGTTAACACAAGACGCTAGAGGGCTTCCTGTTATTGAAAGTTACGAAAGCATTGTCAAGAGTGAAGTAAAGAAACTCGCAACTGATCCAGCCAATGTTTATCGAACAGATAGAAACGGCAATGCCTATAAAATGAATCTTAGAAACTATGCGGAAATGAGAACTCGATATGAGGCTAATCAAAGAGATTTAGCAAAGTACGCTGAGGATGACAAAGATTTGGTTTGGACTTCAAGCCACCCTGATTCATCAATGAGATGCGCTCCTTATCAAGGCAAGCTTTATTCTATTAAAGGCCGTAAAGGAACTATAGATGGAATTCCGTTTACTCCTTTATCAGAAGCACTAGAGGGCCCTAAAGGTGATGGTAACGGTATTATAAACGGTTATAACTGCAGACATAGATTAATACCTTATACACCAAAATCAAGACCGCCTCAAGATTATGACGAAGCAACCGTTAAAAAAGAGAACGAACTTAATAATCGTCAAAGGCTTTACGAAAGAAGTATTCGCAATTTAAAACTCGAAGAACGAGCGTTAAGAATTAATGGCGATAACGCAGAGGCTTCAAGGTTAAGAAAGCGTTGGCAAAGGTTAGACACTAATTATAAGAAATTCTCACTTAATAATGGTAGAGCTTTTTATGAATGGCGTACAAGAATTTTAAGCGATGAAGAAAAATATTATTAATTAGGCCCTTGTGGCCTTTTTATATTTCGCAGTAATGCGCAAATTACCGATTCAGACCGGGGACTGAACCTCGATAAAAAATGAGAAGGAGAATTGTTATGTTAACTGTTAATGAAGAATTAAAAAAACTATTAGGCGAAGAAGTAGCAAAGGCACTAGAAGAAGCGTTAAAAGATACAAACGCGGTGCTTGAGGTTAAGGAAAACTTTATCCCTAAATTTAGATTTGATGAAGTAAGCAATCAAGCTAAAGAGTTAAAAGCTAATAACGCTAAACTTGCGGCTGATTTAGAAAACGCTGTTAAAAATTCAAAGAACAGCGAAGAGTTGCAAGCGACAATCAACAAACTTCAAGAAGATAACAAACTTGCTCAAGAAAAATACGAAAACGATCTTTTAACTCGCGAAAGAGATTATCTAATAAGCGATGCTTTAAGAGGCGCTGGGGCTCGTAACCCTAAAGCAGCAAGAGCGTTATTAAATATCGATGAAGTTAAAGTAATCGATGGAAAACTTGACGGTTTAGAAAAGCAACTTGAGGCTCTAAAAACCTCTGATGCTTACTTGTTTGAAATTAACAATCAGCAAAAAGATGACCAAACAAAGAAAGATAAGTTTGGCAATCCAATTCAAGAATCAAAAGGCGGTACAACCGCAGAAGAGGCCGAAGCTTTAGCAGCTAAATATGGCTTTGGTAATCCAGAAACTAAAAACTAAAAACTAAAAAAGAAAGAGGTAATTACAAATGGCAAATTCAGTCACATTACCTGTAAGTTATTTACAGGCTTTAGATTTAATGTACAAAAGAGGAGCTTTGACAGCTGCTCTAGATAACGCAGAAGCGACTATGGTCGGTAATGAGTTTAAAATTAAAAAGGTATCAGTTCAAGGTCCTGGTGCGATGGGCACTAATGCAGCATACGCTTCCGGTGATGTAACAGTCGCATGGCAAAGTGTTACACCTGACTATGATAGAGGGCGTAAATTCTTTATCAAAGCAACTGATGAATTAGAATTAGGCGGTCTCTACATGGACGTAGCGGCTGAGTATGAAAGAACAGCTTCAATTCCAGAAGTTGATGCATACCGCTTTGCAAAATATGCAGCGGGCGCAGGAACTACTGTAGCGGCTGATTTAGCAGATGCATCTGCTCTTTTAACAGCGATTAATACAGCTCAAGGCGTGCAAGACACAAACGAAGTTCCAACAGAAGGAAGAATCCTTTATGTAGAAGCTTTAAAATACAGAGCTATCCAAGCATTGGATACTACAAAATCAAGAGAAACCTTAAAAGAGTTTGCTCAAATCATTCCGGTTCCACAAGGAAGATTCTATTCAGCAATCACGATGTATGATGGAACTACTTCAGGGCAAGAAGCTGGTGGTTACATTAAGAATGCTACGACTGGCAAAAATCTTAACTTCTTAATCGTTCATCCGACAGCGGTAGTTCAAGCTATGAAGAGAGTCGTTTCCTCAATCGATGCTCCTAACGCAGACTATGATGCTTACAGAGTTGGTAACCACAAATATGGTTATTGTGCTGTTAAGTCTAACAAGACAAAAGGCATCTACGCTCATACAGCAGCCTAATACATAAGGTGATGCTTAATGGGTAAACAAGTAGAATTGACAAAAGACGGAGCTATCTTTATCCTCGTTGATGAAGCTGTAGTTCCAAAAATGGAAAACGACGGTTGGAAAAAGAATGTAGCAAAAGCCACAGTTAAGAGTACAACTACTTCAAAAGAATAAAAAATCCGGGTGGTGGTTCATACTGCCACCCTCTTTTTTCATAAGGGGGCACTAATATGGCTTTCACAAAATTTACAGAAGAAGAATTCAGATTACGTTATGGTATTAGTTTAAGTGATGCCATTCCTGATGATGAAGAACCAGGAACTAAAGTTGATAGAAGGATACTATTGACAGTCGAAAAAATCGAAGAATATGTTTATTCTAGAATGCCTAACTTTGATATTGACAGCCTTACATTAGCTCAAGAAACTTATGTCAACAAAGCCGCGATGGAGCAATTAAAGTACGAATTAAACGAAACTGATTATACTCATATGTCTGGATTTAACGCATTCACAGGTAGTATGATACCGGTTCAAGAAATAGATAAGATAGTGATATGTAGAAGCGCTAAGAATATCTTGGCAAATCATATTATAACTAATGGGTGGCACTAATGGAAAATAGAGCTGGTCAACCGTTTAATGCAATATGGCATGAACAGATTGTATCTGATGACGGGCAAATTGTAGGTTATGATTTAGAAGGTACGGAGTTTTGGTGCACTAAAACATCAGCCAGTAGAACTTCTAAACAGTTTAGATCAGGAATTGAAGGTAAAACAGTCAATATGATATTAGGCAGCACTAATGTGTCAAAACTTATAGGCATTGAAGAAGGCGCAAAGGTTTTATTTCAAAATAAGAAATATCAAGTATCATACGTTGAGTATGATGATTTAAAAGATATATATATGGTGGCTTTAACGTGATTAGTTATGAGGCTAGATTTGAACAAGCTGCTGATTATTTAGTTCTTTGGCTCAAAATAAAAGCTCCAAAAGAAAGTGGCAATTTAGCAATAAACGCCATTAAGAAAGTTTGGAATCCGGAAGTTGGTACATGGGATATTGTTATCGGTGGCGAACTCGCTCCTTATGCTGTTTACACTAACGGTATATGGATCAATCGTCCAGGAATTAATCCTAACGAAGGGTGGATACAAGAAGCTTGCGTTGAAGCAACGCCTGTTTTAATCGCGATTCTTTCGGGCGAAATATCGGAACAAGATTATAAAAAAATGCAAATGAAAAATAATATGCAATTGCAAGGCCAATTTGACGCCTTAGCAAATATACTGTGAGGTGTTAGCGAATGAAAACGATCGAACAATTACTTACTCCACTAATTAAAGAAGATATCCAGTATCTCCTTAATTTAGAAAATAGAGAGACTAAATACACACTGTTGTTAACGGATAACCTGAATTCTCAGAGCAAAAATAATGATAAATTTG